TGGCCGCTCTCGGCGGTCGTGGTGGTCCGCCGGTTGCCCCGGCGGCGGATTGCCTCTTGAAACGTCCTTTGAGCCAGGCGGGGGTCATACTCCGGGCGCTGGTTCTTGTCCAGCTTGCCCGTGTCGCCTCGTCGCAGCTCCTCATAGATCGTTGCGGGGTGGCATCCGATTTTGTAGGCGATGTCCAGCACGCGGGCTTCCTCCTGGTACATCTTTGCGATTTTCTTTCGGTCCTGGAAATCCAGGTACTTGCAGGCCATCACGCGCACCCCCTTTCCTGGGAAAAAATAAAGCCCGAAGGACTGTTTCATCCTTCGGGTTTTACGATAGCATTTGCGGGGGCCAAATGTCAATAGTAAAACCCGAATTTCTTTGAAAAATTTTTTATAGGCTTTATAGGCTTGCAAGAAACACGTTGAAAAGTTCCGCAGAGGTGTGCCAGTCCAGGATTAACCGTGGGTAATTATTTATCCAGTCCTGGACCCGGCGCACCTCTTTTTGTGTCACCTTGCGGAAGTCCGTTCCCTTGGGGAAAAACCACCGGATAAGCTGGTTCTGCTTCTCGTTGCTGCCGCGCTCTCCGGGGGACCTGGGGTGGCAGTAGTAGACGTGGGTGCGCTTCTCTCCGGGCAGCAGACAGGAGCGCTCCATGCCCTTGCAATCGGCAAATTCGCTCCCGTTGTCCACGGTGATGCTCTTGAACACCTGGCGGAACATAGCGGTCCCCATGCGGCGCTCCAGCCGGTCCAGAACGCCCACGACGCTGGCGGCGGTGTCGTCGTGCATCTTGCGGATGATCTCGTCCCGCGTCACGCGTCCGGTGAGGACGCACAGGGCGGCCTTGGTGCCCTTCTTGCCCACTACGCTGTCCATCTCCCAGTGGCCCGGCTCCTCCCGGTTGTTGATGTGCTCCGGGCGATGCTCGATGCTGTCCCCTCTGGGGGCTTTCGCTGCTTTCACGCGGTTGTAGGTCCGCTTCTGGTCACTCTTGTAGCGCAGCTCCTTGTTGGTCAGGGGCCACAAGTCCCCGTTCTCGATGTACTTATACACAGTCTGACGGCATAATGTGCAGGAGAAGGTGGTCTCCGGCGTTTTGCCCAGCATGGAACAGGCAGCAGACGGGGAATACCCCTCGGAGATGGTTTTGACCAGCCACCGGGCCAGCCGGTGGTCTTTGCCTATTTTCAGAGGCTTTTCCATGTTCTTCTTGCGGTCCAGGTGGTAGTCCTTGGCGACATCGGCGGAGTAGGAGATATAGGTAGTCAGGTCGCTGCGTTTCAGCTCCACCGCGCCCCTCCGGCACTCGTCGTAGACCGTGCTGTGATGCACGCCCAGATAGCGGGCGATCTGCGGCTTGCTGTACCCCTCGCGGAGCATTTTTTCAATGGTCAATCTGTCGTTCCAGGTCAAGTGTGCGCCCTTATATCTCGGCATAGGAAAACCTCCATTTGCAATACTTTTGCATAGCATTTGTATATCTTTAGCACACTTTTTTCGGCCATGTCAATAGCCCCGGAAGATGCAAAAATCCCCCTACTATCCGTAGGGGGATTTCAAAATTTTTTTATTCTTTTCCGGTCAGCCAGTCCATCGTCACGCCCAGGACATCGGCAAAGATCATCAGCTCGTAGTCCGTCACGAAGCGGTCCCCGGTCTCTATCTTGCTGATGGCCTCCCGCTCGATGAACACGCCCTTGACCTGCATCCTCGCAGCGAGGTCCGCCTGGGAGATGCGTTTGGTCGCCCGCACCTGGTGGATGCGGTCGCCGGAGATATTCTTTTGTCCCTCAAAATCGTAAATCTTCACACGCAGCCCCTCCTTGGCACCTTGACAGTACCACGGAAAAGGGCTATCTTTGTAATAAAGATTTACAACCTTTATCGTTTTGGTACAAAAAGTGGGAATATCTCACTTCACGTCCGGCAGCTTCTCCAGCATACCGGCGGCCTCCAGCAGATTGTAGATGATCTGGGCCGTGGCCTCGCGGGTGATGGGCTTCTGCCATCCGTAGTTGCCCGCACCGTCTCCGGCGAAGATACCCTTGCGCTTGCAGTAGTCGGTGGCCTCCTTGGCCCAGGCGGAGGGGTTGTCCCCGGTGTCGGCGCAGCTCGTGAGCTGTTTGGTGTCCATGGTTTCTTCATCCTTTCCGGCCTTTGCGGCCTCCAGTCTTTTGTTGACTTCTGCGGCGATCTGGCCGTGGCGGCTGTAAAGCCAGTCACCAGGGCAGGCTTTCGCCGCAAACCAGCGGTGGACGGTCATGTTCTGCTGGTCTACCTGACCTACGAGGTTTTTATCTCCCTTCCAAAGCAGCCTGGGGATGCCGTTGCGTTGGCAGATGTCCACCAGCAGGTCAATGAGGGACTTGTAGGCCGCGTCGGAGACCGGCCACGGGTCCTTGGCAACGGTGTTCGCCACCTCGATGGTGACGGCCCGGTTGTCGTTGCTGGCAGAGGAGGTACACCACGAACGGTTGGCCTCGTCCACATACAGACCAATGCGCCCATCGCTGCCGATGCCGTAGTTGCTGCTGGCCTGGCGTTCCTTGTTCTGGAACAGTTCGCCGCAGCGCTCCACGGACAGGTTCCCGGCCATACAGTGGATGGAGATGGTGTCGATGGCGTGTTTGCGCTTGCCGGAATGGTTGGGGGACAGCTTGGTGTAGCTGACCAGCGGGCTGTTACTCATTGCCCGCACCTTCTTTCAGAACACCGTGGTTGAGTTCGTAGACGGCGGCCTCAATGAGCGCGTCGATGCGGTCCTCGTCCAGGGTGATGCCGTGCTCTGCCAGCCAGTTGAGGACGTAGGCTTTCTTCTCCTCGCCGCGCCCGCTGCCCCGGTAGATTTGCTCCGCCGCCGTCACAGCGATTTTCACCCAGGCATTGATCTCTGCCTGCTGCTGGGCCGTGGTCCGGCTCTTGATGTAAGGGATGACCACGGCGGTGATGACGGCAGCCACCGCTTCAATAATAGTCGTAATGTCCATGATGTGCTCCTTCCTTTACTCCACGATTTCCCAGTCGTCGGCCAGCATATCCGCCTGGCTTGCAAGCCATCCGATTTGCACGCCGGAAGTGCCGCAGAATGCGATAGCCTTGTTCCCAATGGCCGCGTGCTCGGCATTGACGATTGTGCCAGCCGGGGACGTGTAACTAATGGCAGAGGCCAGCTCAATGTGCTGGTTCTTTCCGTTCCAGCCCGCCCGTCTGCACTTCTTCCCCTTCTTCATGGCCTCGATAGCCAGACCGAAGCTCATACTGTCGATGGGGCGGTACGCTTCCTCAAACACGGCCTTGGGGCTAAAGCTCTCGTAGCCGTCCGGGTAGCAGACCTTATAGCCCTCCTCATCGGGGACCATGCCCATGGCGATGGGCTGGTCCTTCTCATAGACTTTGCAGCCCTTGCGAATAGCGGGGACCGCCTCAATGATTTTCGTGCCGATATAGGTTTTCATTTCGATTTCCTCCTTTAGCAATCTCGTTTGATTTTCTTCTCCGGTGCGTTGCTCTTGCCGAACACCACCCCGTCGTTGTGCTCGAAGATGTTCTCCACCACCTTGAGGACATTCACGCCCAGGATGGTCTCGATGGCCTGCTCGGACAGGTCCACCACCGGGAACACTTGGCCCAGGCGCACCGTGGCGTACAGGGCGATGAGGTAGGACATCGTGACCCACCCCAGCGCGGCGATCTGCGTTGTCACGAACAGCCGCCGCGTGGTCGTCTTAATGTTCTTCATCTCGTACCGCCTCCAGATGGTCAATGCGGTGGTGTGCGGACTTGGCGCTGGCCTCCACGGCAGCCAGACGGCCCTCCACCGCTGTGTTGGTCTTGCGCTGCTCTCGCTGTTCCGTCTTGATCTCGTCCGTGTTGGACTTGATGTACCCCAGCTCTGTCAAAACGGTGCCGAGCTGTTGGCCGTTGCTCCTGTCGTCTTTCCCCTTGTTGCGGGAGAAGGTGGCATAACTGATGACAGCGCCCAGCACCGTGCATACCAGTCCCACAATGATGTTCCACTCCATTGGTATCACCTGCCTTTCCCATTGAGCATATCAAAGCCCCGCATCCTTTTCGCCCCGAAGCAGATAAAAATTTGAAAGAGAGGAAAACCGAATGAGCTTGAAAATGGGACCCATGTTGCTCCCCAGCTATAAGCAGGAATGGGAGAAAACAATGGCGCAGCGATATAAAGACGGAAACTTCCCTTCATCCGGCCCGGATTGTTTCGAGGCTTGGTTGAGCGAGCGGGCCTACTCGCTGCGGGATAGCTTGAACTATGCAAATGCAAAGGTCGGAAGGGCAGAACAGGAAGCCCGCGCATATAAAAAGCAGCGCAATATTGCCCTGGTCCTCTGCGCCGTTTTCTTTGCCATAGCGCTGCTCTTTGCTACGCGGCCCGCCTCGGCAGCTCCGGCGGCAAAGACGGCGGTGGCGAGCGCCCAGCGGGCGGAGGAAGTGGTGGCAAGCGCCAACAGCGATAAGTACCACCGGCTTACCTGCGATTATGTGGGCAACATCCTGGAGGAAAACAAGGTCTACTATAAAACGCCCGCAGGCGCGGAGCGGGACGGCAAATACGCCTGCTCCGTATGCAGGCCGTGAGGAGGGGGAGCATGGGCAAAGTAATATTTCTCGCATTGATTGTTTATTTCATTCTCCGTTCGTTCTGGGACTTGCACAAGAGCGGAGAGCGGAAGCGGCACCCATCCCTGGAAATTCCGATTGAAAGCGGCGGGGAACTGGACAAATATTTCCGTTCACGCGGGATAGACATGGATGCAGACAAGGCCGATTTTGTAGAGCGTGCGGCTACGGCAGCAGCGTTTGAAGAAAATAAGAAGGGCTGGGATTAACTCCCGGCCCTTCTTTCTTTACCATTGGCTGGG